GGGAGCTTTTCCCCACGCCCTACGGCCAACGAAACAGACTTCTTCTTGTCGGCCACGCTACGACCCCATCCAGCTTGTAGCTACACCGGCGGGAGAATACCCACCTCCGCGTTTCTTGTCAACGCGCCCTTCGCGGTGCGCCACCGGGAACGCGAACGTCACCGCGATGGCGTCGGCAGCGTCCGGTGACGCCAGCCCGCGGGCCTTCATGTCCTTCTTCGACTCAAGGAACAGCGTCCCCTTGCTGTCCGGCTTGGTCTTCGGCCCGATCAGGTCAGACTTCAGGAAGCGGTCGTTTGGCACGCTGGCTGTCTTGAGCCAGTCGCGCATCGCGCCCCACATCTCGGCCCGCTTGTTGCCGTACATGAGTTGCTTCTGCGCCTTGTTGCCGAAGTTGACGCCGCGCACCTTGTACCGCTGCTCCTTCAGCCGATCCACCACGCCTGCACCTAGGCCGCCCTCATCGACGACGGTCAGCGCCGGCTTGTACTCCTCGATGGCCTCGATGACGTGACCGACCACTTCCATCGTGTCAGCCCCGCGCAGCCGCTTGATGTCGATCAGGTCGCGTCCCTGCCGCACCGCGATGACGGTAGCGTCCGACCCGAACCGCGCCGGATCGACGCCGATGGTGATCGGCGCCGTCTCGTCCTTGTGCTTGGGCCGCTTCATGGCGTCGTCCACCAGATTGACCGGGATGAACTGGTCGTCGCCTTCTGATGGGAACTGACCGTACACTTCCACGTTGGCCTGGTAGCTGTCCGCGCCATACTCGTCGATAATGCGCTGGTACAGGTTCTTGTCGGTTCCCTCGACATCACGCGCGTCGATGTTGCTTGTGCGCCAGAAGCTGCGCTTGCTGTTGAACGTCTCGTAAAAGTAGCCGGTGTTGCGCCGCGGGTTGGAGAACGCGACGTGAAAGCGGTGCGGCGTGTTCTCTGTGAAGAAGCCGTCCGACACCGACCAGATGCTGTCGGGGATACCGGACGCTTCGTCGAAGATCAGCATCACGCCGTCCCAGTTGTGAACCCCGGCGTAGGCGTCCGGGTTCTCCTCCGACCACAGCCGGCCTTCGACGGCCCAGTAGCGCGTGCCTTTCTTTAGATCGCGCTCGACCAGTTCCGTGATCCACTTGGCCGGCATGATGCGCGTGGCGGCGATCTCGAACCAGTGGCTGTTCAGCGCCATCGCCAGCCACTTGGTAATCTCGGCCCAGGTTACCGACCGTAACTGCGCCTCGGAGTTAGCCGACACGATGGTCGTGCTGCCGATGCGCGTAGACAGCATCCAATGCACCAGCCAACTGACCAGCGCCGACTTGCCGATACCGCGGCCTGACGCTACCGCCTTGCGGAAGGTGTCGTAGTCTACCTTGCCTTGGTTGTCCTTGATGTGGTCGCGCAGGGTTCCCAGCACGTCGCGCTGCCATTTGCGCGGCCCCTTGAAGTGTTCCAGCGGCGTACCCGGCTCACCCCACGGGTAGGTCAACAACACGAACGCCAGCGGGTCATCCTTGATCGTCGGCGACCACAGCCGGCTCATCAATTCCATTTCCTCGGCTGCTGAGTAGATTGGCTGCTGCATCAGAATCCTAGCGCGGTTGCGGTGCGGCTAAACCAGTTTGTTGGTTCTTTGGCTTTGGCCTTTGGCGGTGCCAGCGAGTTTAGCTTGATCTGTACAGGCCGCCCTTGGCCTTCCGGTAGCTGGTGGTAGCCGTACATACGCGCGGCGCGTTTTGGCACCAACAGACTAGCCACAGCAAGCCGTGCTGGTTCTTCTTTTTCACCTAAAAAATTATAACCAGGGCCAAAATCATAGGTATCCTTGATGTTTATAACGCCTTGCGGGTCTACGTCATAAACAAACCGCCCCAGCGTTTGCCCTATGGCTGCATCTTTACCTGCGTTTTGCCCTAGGCCGGCGCCCGTAAAAGAAGCGACAGCATCGGGATTTTCGTAATCTTCGTATTGAATGTTAGGCTCAATATCATAAAACCGGCCTTCGTCTACAACGGTTTTATTAAGTTTGCCGGTAGACAAAAAAGACGTTAAATCTTTTACGGTTTGCATGTAATCTTTATAGTGTTGTAAGTAACTTGCGCGGTGCGTTGGATCGGTAGATTTTAAGGCCATGTTAAGGCTTTCGGCGGCGTACTCGCGCTGCTTGGCTATGCTTTTTTTAAGTTGCGGTTTTATAGCGTCGTACCGCCGGGTGATAACACCGCGCATAACCTCCAGTTCTTCGGGCTTGAACGACCGCTCAGTGATCGGATCGCGCCGTTTGTCGATAACGCTTTCCATGTAGATGCGTTTGTCGGCAGGCAGATTCTCTGCACCGACAAAATCCCGGTAGCCTTTGGAAGCCGATTCAAAAAGACGTTCACCTAGCGTGCGGTCAGTCGGGGGCATATTCAGCGTCCTGCACTACGTTAGCTATAGGTGCTGGTGTATCAAAAGACGGCAGTGCTGTCACCTCAGTGTACAGGCCTTCTATGACGCGCGACTGCGCCCGCTCCAGTGCGCCGGTGATGCTGATCTGCTGGTCGATGTTCACGTCGATCTGCTGCTTGGCGACCCAGCCGTGCTGGTGCTTGAGGATGTCGAGCGCAGCCCTGGCGTCGCCGTTGGCGGCGGCGTTGTACATCGTCTTGGCGGCGGACAGTTCGCCGTCAGCGCGGCCCTTCATCTCAGCGACCTCGACCAGCGGGTCAAACTCAGACAGGCGCCGGAACTGCTTTGGCGTCAGCCCGGCGGCCAACGCCAGGCTGTCGCCTTTCAGGCCATAACGCGCGGCTTCGTAGATCGCCTCCAAGCGCGCCTCGGTGGCTTCTGGGCGTTCGGGTGCGAACGGCAGGGAATAGAAGGTCATGGTGCCATAATAGATGACGCGGGTGGCGTGGGCAAGGCTGCACTAAACTGTGTTGCGAAAAAATAAAAAATAAAAAATTGTTTGCGGAGGGTGCCCGTGACAGTCACCCGCGCGCCGGCCCCTGGGGGGTGGGGGTGCAAGCTCCAGACACAGCCTGCGGCTACATGTCGCAGCGGATTGGCGCGGTCATTTCCCCGGCTGGGCGGTCTGGGCATGACAAAAACAATCGGCTGGCGCGCAGCTTGCGCGGGTCATTTGTTGGCTATGGCGCTTTAGGTTTTGCGTTTCGGTTGGCACATCACGCGCCAGCTTGCGTGACAATCTGACAATCGGGGTGCGAAAAGCGGAACAAGCAGGGAACGGTTAGGCGATTGTCACGTTGTCATGCATTTTTCAGTCGCAGACGAAACGCGAGGGTGCGCAGCGCCCACCACGCGCCAGCGTTACTACGGTATCATAATACCATATATGTGTATTATCTTTCTACTACAGTATCAAACACACAACCTATATTACCTAGAAGCATCATATCCCCTTGGATTACCGCGCAAAAAGCCTTGGCAGATTGCCCCCATCTGACAGCCTAGCAGCAACAATACTTGGCAATCCAGGCTAACATTACAAATTAGTAAGGATGCAAACAAATGTGTTGCAAGGCATGCGCGCGATGCTAAAAGGGGGACATCAACAACGAAACGAAAGGGACACGACATGCACAAGCTCCTCGCCGCCTTCGCCGCCACCCACAACTACAAAGAGCGCGCCGCGCTGCTGCGCTATCTGGCGCGCCACCCGATGGCGGAATGCCTGGCCATCGGCGACGATGCCGACATCATCGCACTGGCGCGGCAACATGCCCGCGAAGATGCCGAATATTTGGGGGCCTGAGCCATGAAGGACGCAATCGCCATGCTGGCGCTTTTCGCCTGCCTTGCCATTCTCGCAATCATCTAAACGAAGGGAAACGATATCATGACGACATATACAGCTTCCGCCTATTTCCTTGGCAAATATCGCCCGGTTTACGTTACCGGCGAAACGCCCACACAAGCCCTAGCGCGTTTGGCTGAACGTATCGCCGACGCTCCCGACGTTTTGCGCGACCGTTTGCAAAGCGTTTGGGATACGACGACGCTTAACGGCTGGAACCATTGCACCGCCACCACGTCCGAATACGGCACATATGGCGTTTCATGGCGCGAAGGTCTCACATGGGAGCCTCTGGCGGAAATGATTCTTAACCTGCCTGAATGCCCTGGCGTCCGTTATTAAACGTCGAAACGCGCACATGGTGCGCGTCGCCAGCCGGGTGGCACCCGGCGGCCTGATGAGACAAGCCACTACAGGACAGGACACTTCACTATGGATACCGTCATCACCGTAAATGCCGATATGTTGCGCGCCGCGCTCTTGTGCGCTTCCTCTGAGGAAACACGCTATTATCTGAAGGGCGTGTTTGTGGATCCGGCCGGTAAGCTGGTATCAACGGATGGCCACCGCATGTTCGTTGGCGCGCTTGATCTTGCCAGCGACAACACAGACGGCAATCCGGCGCCAGGATCGTTTGCCGGTTGGATTATCTGCCGTGATGCGCTTAAGCGCGCGTTGGCCGGGCACAAACTGCCCACAATCACGATCGCGCCCGATCGCGTGGGTGACATTGCCTGCAAGCCGGTTGACGGCACATATCCCGATTGGCGCCGCGTTGTACCATCCGAAATCAGCGGCACTGTGGCACAGTTTAATCCGGCCTATGTCGCCGACATGGGCAAGATTGGCCTGTTGCTGCAAGGCAAGCCCAAGCGCGGCTATTCGAGCGGCACCGGCTTAACGGCGCACATCCACCACAATGGCGAGAGCGCCGCTGGCGTTACCTTCCCCGGCGTTGATGACGCCTACGCCGTCCTGATGCCCATCAGGGGCGCCTATCATGATGACGCCGCCCAATGGGCCACCGTCACCGCCTGACAACGCGCCAGGGCGGCCACAGCGCCGCCCTGCCCCTACAGAGAGGAAACGACACCATGACTGACACAGCGCAACAGATAGCCGAACGTGCCATCGCCACGCATGGCCCTGCCAACGCCGCGCGCATCTACCGCGAGGCGGAAGCAGCGCACTACAGCGAGGCGCAATGGTGCGACATGGCCAGCGATGAACGGCGCAAGCTGCAGCTTGCAGAGAGTTATGGGCGCATTGCAGACTTGATCGAGCAACAGACAACCAACCAGGAGCAAGACCAGTGAGCGAGAAAACACCGATCGTATTTGGCCCGTCACCCGGACAGGCCGCCTATGCCGCATGGTGCGATGAGTTCGGCCACAATGAAGATCCGTGGCAGGAATTGACCGTCACCACGCAAGAGGCATGGGATGAGATTGCGGAGCGTGTAGCAACGGACACAGTGATCTTGCCGGTGAACGGCTTTGAGGTGACCGTCCGGACGCGCAACGGCACGCTAACCTTTGCATGGGTAGGCCAAGCGGATCACCAGATGCACAGCATGATGATGACCGCCATAAGCCGCGCGGCGGCTGGGGAGGCTTGAACCATGAACGATCAAGACATTGAAACGCTGTTGCGCTTGCAGCGACACGCCGCTGCGCAAGACGCAATCGCGGCCAATCCGGCGGTGTCATTCTCAGCCGTGCTTGACCGTGACAATGCCCGCTATGCGTACCGGCGCGCGCTGCATGACGCCGCTGAAAGCCTGTTGAACGAAGTGGCGCGGCTACGCGATGCCGCACAACCAAAGGGGAACAAGACCGTGAAATTGAACGACCGTAGCTATTGGCGCACCATGCCCACCATGGCGCTGTTGGACGCTGCCAAGTACAGCGATAACGAATTGGCCATTGTGCTGGCCGAGAGGCTGGCAGACGCTCAAGCGGACATTGCCAAGCTCTGGCGCCAGTATGATGCCATGAGCGCCGCCTATGGCTATGAATGAACATGGCCGGCCTGTGCATCGCGCTGGCGCTGTTGGCGCTGGCCCTACTGATAGAGGATGACAAATGAACAC